AGAAAAATGACACCTAAAGAAAAGAAAGAGTACACCAAATGGGTAAATAGTTTTGCTAATCAAAAAACTGTTACCACTAAAACAACTAAAACAAAAAAGAAAGGTAAAAATGAAACCAATAAGAAGTAATGAATTAAACTATCTTGATGAACTTATTAGAGATAAGTTTAGAAACAGAAGACAAAACATTGAGTCAGAAATAGAAGCTGCTACTCAAAAACAAACTGATAAAAATTACAAATCATTTGTTGATAAGTTAGGTCTTAAAGCAGAAATAAAAGCTTTCAAAGATGCAGACGATAAACTTAAAAAGTTTATTGCTCAAAAAGAATCTTATGAAAATAAATTATTTGTAGCTAAAAGAGCTGCAGCTGGTAAGCTTGAGTCTAAGTTAAATTCTTGGTCTTCTATTAGAGGATGGAAAGGTAATTATAATGATGTAATGTCTATAGAAGTTAAAGAATATGACAATATAGAAAATTACCTAACTAAAGCTTGTAAACAAGAAACAGAAAAAGCTGTATCTAAATTACCTAAGTTTAAAATAAAACATGATTTAGATTTGCTTGAAGAACAAGCTAAAAATGTTTTATATTCTGGTAGAGATATAAAAGATGTATGGAAACATTTAGGTTCTACGTTCAAAGCTTCTGGTGTTCCAGTAGCTGCACCTAAAGAATTTCTACAATTAGAAAGTAAGTAATATGGATATAGATAATGAAATAAATTATCTAGCTGAAACAGATACTACCTTTGCTAAACTTATGGCAGAGGTAGAATATCAGCGAGATATGATAAAACATTTCAAAGGAGCTTATGTAACTCAATCAGATGTAGCTGTGTCTAAAGCTACCGAAAGTTATTACGCTTCCGAAAGTTATGTAAATTCAATAAAAAAAATTAATGATTTCAATATTGAACTTCTGCAATTAAAAAATAAAAGAAAAACTGCAGAAATGAAAATAGAAATATGGAGAACATTAGAAGCATCAAGGAGAAAAAGCAATGTATAACGAACATGAACTATATACTTATATTGGTAAACAAATTAAACATGCTAGACATACTACATTCGAACATAGAGTTATGACTCAATCCGAATTAGCAAAAGCTGCAGGTTGTACCTTTCAACAAATTCAAAAGTATGAAAGAGCTACCAACAAAGTATCAATAACTAAATTAGGTAAAATAGCAGAATATACAAAGAAACCATTAGGTTATTTTATTCCTAATAGTGTAATGAACAGCACTACTATATGTAGTTGACAGCTACCGAAATATACATATACCTAGTAATTATGACAAATAAGGCACTAGGTGAACAATTTCATAATCAAGTAATACCCCAATTTGTTAAGATAAGAAAAAATATGGGTATATCACAATTAGAAATGGATGAAATATTAGGAGTAGCTAAGGGACTTGTATCAAAATGGGAGTGTGGTATAAGAAAACCAAGTGGCTGGTTATTCTGTTGTTGGGCAGAAGCACTAAATGCCGAAATTGTAATAAAAATAAAAGAGGTAAAACATGACAATTAATCCAGACTTTAATCCTGGTGACATAACAGACGATCCAATTGTAAATGATGTAATCAAAAAAACTATTGATAGACATGTACAAGGTATGGAAAAGTTTGGGAAAACTATGTCAGATAACAAAAGACCTACTTCCGAATGGGTAGATGAAACAATCGAAGAACTGTTAGACGCTGTACATTACTTAACAAAAATTAAATCTGAATTTAAAGAATTAGATGCAGATAAAATTAAAGTTAAAGCAGCACTAGAAGGTTTAGGAGAAGGAACATCTACAAATGAAAAAACAGAAACCAAAAGTTGAAATAGACTACACACCTTATCACGTTAGACAACAAGCTTGGTATATGTCATTGCTTAAATTCTATAAAAATATTGAGTATAATGAAAAGATATATACAGACTTTGCTACTAAATTGTTTGCAGGTAAAATAGATCAAAAAATATTAAAACAATTAGATAGTCTTAGAAGAAAACACAATCAACAAGAACAAAAGAAATGGGAAGACATAAAACGAAAGGGTGCAACTCGTGTAGGTTTAAGCTTCCGAAATATATACAGGAGTAAAGATGGCAGAACAAGATGAAACAATACAAGAAATACATTCAAGAAATAAACATCAAGCTTTACAACAAAAAAGAATGAATGCAATTACAGAAATTGCAGCATTGTTAGGTGTACAAGAACTTAAATGGATTTATACAGAAATACACAACATGATAGAAGACATTGAAAGGAAGAATAAATGAACAAAGACTTTGATCGTAAGACAGGTATTGGTGGATCAGATGCCACCAGACTTTACAATGGTGACTGGCACGATTTGTATCTAGAAAAAATTGGAGAGAAAGAATCAGATGATCTCTCAAATGTTTTACCAGTACAAATGGGAGTACATACCGAAGACTTTAATATTCGCTGGTTTGAAAAACAAACAGGTATTAAAGTTGTAGGTGAACAAGTATTTATCAAATCTAAAAAATATCCATTTATGTATTGCAATATAGATGGTGTCCTTCAAGAAAAAAAAGCTTTACTAGAATGTAAACATACCAATGCTTTTACTAATGAAATCAAAACAGCAGAAAAATACAAAGCACAAATACAACATTACTTAATGATATATGGTGCAGACAAAATGTATTTATCTATGTTCTTTGGTAATATGAAATGGGGACTAGCTGAAGTACTTCCAGATAAAGAATTTCAAAATCAATTAGAATCTGTTGAAATATTGTTTTGGCATTTAGTACAAACCAAAACACCACCACCAGATTTTGTTGATTTCAATAATTTTAACGAACAGATAAAGGAGCATAACAATGGTAGAGAAATCATACCCTTACTCACCAGGCAGTCAGAAAGTTGATACTTCAGTAGAAGCTGCCGAACTATTAAAAGAAGGTGCTGATACTATAAGAGCTAAAGTATTTAATGTTATTGCAAACAAAGGTAACTTTGGAGCAACAGCAGATGAAGTAGCTGACCTATTAGGGTTATCTTCATTTACTGTAAGACCAAGAGTAACTGAACTATATAAACAAGATAAAATAGAAAGAAAAGATAAACGTAAGAATGCTAGTAAGCGTTCTGCATATGTTTATGTAGTAAGTAAAACTCATATTAATAATCAATACACACAGAAAGGTATATAATGAGAACAGGAAAAGAAGAACACTTTTGGATATGGGATCAAGTAAAAAATACTAATCCTAAATACACAAAAGCATTTACAAAGTTTGGTGGTAAAGAACTAACTACTATAGATCCAATGTATCAGATACAAGTTATGACTGGTATGTTTGGTCCAGTAGGTTTAGGTTGGTCATATCATGTTGACTACACATACACAGATAAAAATGTGTTTGCTGAAGTAACAGTTAGATACAGAAAAGAACCTAGCTTAGAATGGAATCAATTTGGCCCAGTATCTTCAGTACAAGCATTGTACAAGAAGAATGGTGGACTAGATGATGAAGCACCAAAGAAAGCAATGACAGATGCTATGACCAAAGGTTTTAGTCATCTTGGTATCAGTGCTGATGTGTTTCTTGGTTTGTTTGATAACAACAAATATGTACAAGAAATGAAAGCTAAGTTTGATGCTAAACCAACTAACATAACCGTAATCAATACAAAGGAGTTAAACAATGATAAACAAAGTAATGTTGATAGGAAGACTGGGAGCAGATCCAGAAATAAAACAAACTAAAAAAGGTGAATCTTTTGCTAACCTATCTTTAGCTACTAATAAAAAGTACAAGACTAAAGATGGTGAATGGCAAGAAAAAACTGTATGGCATAAAATTGTTGTATGGGATCCAAGACTTGCAGAAACTATGCAAAAATATGCTAAGAGTGGAACTTTATTATATGTCGAAGGTGAATTAGAAACTAGACAGTTTAAAGATTCTAACGATCAAAACAGAATTGTAACTGAGGTTGTAGTACCTCGATTTACAGGAAGCATTAGAATGGTTGGCGACAAACCATCTGGTAATAAGACAGCAGGGAATATCCCAGCATCTAATTCAGATGATTTTGATGACCAGTTTTAATAGGTTAAGTTAATTTACCTTTTAATAATTAACACGTAGTATGTAACTACATCTGTTGTGAACTGTAGGCGTATGAATACTTTGAATTGAGTACGCCTACAGATATAAAATTTGTGATAACAAATAGGTAAGCTAGAACCTGTATATAATTAGATACTAGTCCTCATTATAGCTAAAGTTCTGCAGTGGTGCGTTCTTGACTTAAAGGTTGAATACAATAATTGCATCAAGTTCAACCCATCACTAAATTATTTTTTTTTATGTGAGGTGTAAGCTTCCGAATTTCATAATAACATTTACCTATGAAAACAATAATATGCTTAAGAGATATATTTAAATCAAGAAAAGTATCTAACAAAGAAGTAATAAATCTTTTTGATAATATTGCTGATACTGTAACAATTGATTTACTTAAAGGTAATAATATAGATGCAGCTCAAGTTGCTTTGGTATCTAATGTAATGCAGATAGCATCTAACTATAATAATAAGAAATTTGCTATAGATTTAATGCGTGGAGCTTTAGCTGAGCTAGAATCAGAACATTTTGTTGAAACAGGCAATAAACTGTCATAGAGCTACGGACACAGCCTTTATATATATTATACCCAATGATACCGAATGTGGTCTATTTAGCTATCCTGTGGCTTCTCAGAGCCATTTAAATGGTCTAAATTAACCATTCCATTAAAATAATTATACATATAG